CGATTATAAGTCGTCCTGAGAAATGCCAATTCCTCCCACGGCGCTTTCATATGCTCTCCAGTTTGCATACATTACACGATAAGTTGGGTTGTGTCTAGCCTCATCATATGCTTTTTTGAAGATTCTTGCAGACTCCGCTTTTTCACAAGTCCAGTGATCTGGTTCCTGTGGTTTCACGTTGCCTTTGTTATCATACTTCTTTCCATTTCGATGGTTTGCGTATCGTCTTGCTCTCGTCCATCCCATCATGAGGAACTTGCGTGCCATATCAGCGCCAATAAACTCATCACGAACAAGATAGTCATGGAACATAGCACTAATTCGATTCGCCGATGCTTCTGCGATTTCGGGCGTGCGAAAACGCCAATATTTACAAATTTCCGATTTATATGGTTCAACTAATAATACTCCTTGTTCACCTCTACCAATGCGATAGAGTTCGGGATTCTTCCGAAAGTTAATGTTGTCATAATCTAAACTGTAATCAAACTCTTTCATTTACCCACCATGTGTTTTGTGGAAAAGACCGGATTACATTCCTCAGATAGTATGCACTCAATTCTTTTCATAACAGCGTCGGCAACGAAACGATCAATATCATCATCCAGTGTCATGAAACTGATGCTCCACCGATTAATGTCCGAATCGTGTTCATACATCTTTCTTGCAACGGGGGAGTCTGATGATCTTCCATTTCCCGAAACCATTGCTTTTCCATTATTTTTAAACACACCAACGTGTCTCACCCTTCGTTGGTTTATATTACCCATGCCGATATACATTATTCCATCTTCCTCGTGAATAATCTTATACATTCCGATGAATCGAGAGTAAATAGAATTTTTTATGGATTGTGGTTGATGCCATCCGTTTTCTAGTTGAATTTCAGCGAGTCTTTGGATTTGATTAATAATCCCATCACTCAACTCACTAACTTCTGTTTCAATTAATCTAGCCATGTTATTCCAAATCAAGCATAGGTGATGCGAAGTTTTTTATTGCTACAGTGACCGTTCTCGTTGATGTCAAGATAGTTTGATTTCTGCCGATCCTCATCGTGTCCGAGTCGATAGTTTACCTCTTTGACACCATCACTGGAAGTGTTTGTGAAGTCAAGATGAGACTGAACAAAGTTGCGAGCGATCTTCTTTGCTTGCTCTTCGTCAGTGCCGAGTGGAATGTCAATATGTAATCGGTATTGGCTCATTTCTTTGTCTTTCGATACTGCTTGACTTTTACTTCCTCGGTTTTTTTCATTGTCATCTTTCCGTTTCGCTTTGACCACTCACGATTGATAATATCGGCTTCTTCGAGTGCCTCTTTTTTTGTTTTGAAAAGAGCGACATCTTCTTCCTGTGTCTCGTGATTGAATCTGTCAATCATCCACTTGTTCAAATCGTTGTGCCAAAGCCCATACATCAGATCAACTCCTCCAAAACTTTTGGAAGTCCACCCTCGTTCTTCATTTGACGAAGAGTTTTCTTCTTTGCGTTTCGCAGTTCTTCGATCCGACGATCACGCTTTCGATTTTTTCGTTTGCGGTGCTTTGCTTTTACATCTAATTGTTTACTGTTTGCCATCATCGACTCCTATGATATTCTCTTTCCAAGCGACGGATATTTTCTTTACCCTTCGCAATAACAATTTCACCCGCAGTCTTATGACCATAGATCATATAACCACGGACTTTGGGAATGTGTTTGTCAACACACTTCACACAATAGTCTGTATCAGGATTCGCTTCAAGTCGAATCTCAGGAATTTTTTCACCACAATCAATACAGTTCATCTTCGACTCCAATCATCAATTAAACCAGAACCAAGGCATACACCCACAATAAGACCGAATGTAAAGCCACCCAGTGCAAAAAGTAATAATCCTATCATAACATCCCCTCCTTCCAAAACTTGTCTGCGAGTTTGTATTGTTTCTTCTCTGCCTCTTCCTCTCCGTCACCCTCCCAAGTTCCACGCTCCCATTGGAGAACATGAACAAGTTCGTGCATCAGAGTTGCAAGAAAATCACGGATGCTTTGATCAGTGGCGACGTTGATAATATAATCATCGTTGTCACCTTCATGACAAGTTCCCCAACAATCAAGATGCTTAGAGACTTGAAGATTAACAAGAACACAAGTGTCAGACAACCTGTGTTTATCCAAAAACCAACCAACCGCAGACTCGGAAAGTTCACGGTAGCACAAATGTTTATGGATGTTGTAGATCCCATGTTTGACAGCAGTTGTTTGCACTAGACACTCCTATGGTAATGTCCCTTCACGGTCTTTCGCTCAATGGCAGCCTCGGCATCCTTCCGTCCCCGACGAGACTTCATGGTTCCCTTGCCCCATGCAGAGCGAATGACTGTGTGACGTTTTACCGCAGAACCTTCACGTTCTGCTTCCAGATCGAATTGGTCTAAGACTCGTTTTGCCATACGGATATTATAGCAGAATCTGAGTCCATGTCAAGATTCAATCTCCCATCAACCAACCAAAGAATCCCTTAGATTCCGCTGGTTTCGCTACATCCTTGTCATCGAGACAAACTGGCTCTTCTTTGACAATTGGCTCGGTCGAGCCTTGGACGATGGCAAAATATTTCGGCAGGTCCTCTTTGTTTTTGTCGGCACGCTTTGCGGCCCGTTCGAGTTCCTTGTCCGTGAGCAAAAGCATCATGACATCATCTTCACCCGCACCCGCTTCGGATTTAACATGGGTGGCAAAAAAGTATTCTCTGTCAGCCGCACGATGGGCATTTGTATTTTTCACTTTCATAACTTAGTCCTTTGTTTTCCAAAAATATTCTTCAGTATCACCTAAACGATATTCAAAGCCGTTTTCGACTTGATAATATTCTGTGCTGACCTTGAAGTCAGGTTGCTTCGGATTCTTGGGAGTGAGAGAGTTATCATACACTCTCATTCGATTGTTTGGATATAAGGCAAACTGACCGTTTTCAAGTTCAAGACAGTTAAACGACTTATGCTCTGAAGGAATTTCAGCAGTGCTGAAGTCAATCTCATCTGCATGAACATGGTAGTTGTCGAGCGTGAAAAGATATGTTCCCTTTACAATTTTGTGTGATCGTGTGAAGATTTCAAAGTCCATGCTACCGATAAACTGTTTGTAAATGGCAGTCACACCATAGTCCATGCAGTTCCAGAATTGTAAGTCCTGAAGTCCAAGATCCAGTTCAGGTTTCTCTGGATCAGAAACAAAAGCAGAGATGGGCAGTTTGTCATACAACGCACCATACTCTGGCAAGTAAGTTTCAAAATAAAATGCTCTGCCAGGCAAACTCTTTGCCGTGACCCAGTGTCCCTCAACAAACTCTCCGTGTCCGCTCTGTCCATCTTGAAGATACTCTTTGCGAACCCAGACTTTTTGATTCGGTATGTTTGCAATCATGTGTGCCATTGTTTAACCCCATTCGGTAAAATAAAACTTCCAACATGAATCCCAGCATTGTAATACTTGAGATCACCTAAATCATATCCCAGAGTTCCATGTCGGTAATTTTCATTTGGGTGGAGTGGGTTGTAATGACCATCAGAGCAAATTTGAAAACCGATTGTTCCCGAAGGATATGTCGGAACCATCGTGTAATAATACTTAACAGATCCAAAGTATTTAGTCTTAAATTTCTTCATGTC